AATTTCTGGTTACGGGGGCAAGGATGAGCTTACCAATCGGCGATTTGCTTCAAATGATATATGAGCTTTTTAAGATTCTCAATAAGGACCAAAGTGAAAAATTTGAGAAAGAATGGGAAGAGGATAAGCAAAAGATTCTCAAGTGTCTGGAGATTGGCGATTCCGATTGCATTAATTCTTTTATCGCTAAGTATTCAAACTTGTAAGAAACCTGACCCTATCCTCTATCCGGTTGACTTGAATAAGGTGACGGTCCGCAAGCTTGAAAATGGCAATTGGGAGGTAAAAGAAGGCATGGTTTATGATTACCTTCGATTGCTGGCAGAGAACAAAATTTTAAAGGCTACGATCAAGGAATTGAGAAAGTAATATGACAGAGGCGGTTTGGGTAGCGATTATCGTTCAGTCATCGGTATTGTTGGGGCTGATCGTAAAGGCGGTTATGGATTACAGGGCAAAGAAGGCTGGCAACAATCCTCATCCCTGTGCTGATCATGGGAAGTGGCTGAAAGAGCTTGATGATAAGTTGGAAAAGCAGGGAAACCAAATAGCCAGGATAGAGGGAAAGCTAAATGGACTCCGATAAATGTCAAGATCAAAAAGTGGCGGATCAAGCAAATGTGGGCGAAACACTGACAAGTGCAAAAGATACGCCCTTGAACAGCGACTCGAGAAAGGCCACATCAAGAGAATTAGAAAGCATATTGGACTCTATCCAAAGGATAAACAGGCTAGAGAAGCCTTAAAGGTGTGGGAAGGGAAATTAAGATGAAACATAAGATAGCATTTTGGATAGCAAGGAGATTGCCACGCAGGGTGGGAGATTGGATGTTAAGAAAATTGGGATATAAATTCTCAATGGGAAACATGGTAATGGGAGTAATAACGCCGAATGAATAAAGCCATGTTCCTAGAAGCGGAGATAAAAGGAATCGAAACCCAGGGGTTTGCCTCAAAAGCCAAGGCGAGGATAACGATCGATCTCTACACGACAGATGATGAAAACATGGCAACGCTTAAGAGCCCATACGCCGATGACCAGCGAGTGACGGTGATATTGGCAGAGAAGAAATGAAGGTAGAATTTGAGGCGTTGATTAAACAGAACACGATCAAGAGTCTTGTGTCAGGCGATAAGCAAGCAAGATTAACATTAGAGTTTGATGCCTCAGATGATGAAACAATGGATGGCATCAACAAGCTTCATAAAGCGGATGAAACCGTGAAGGTGATTATAGAAAGTAAATGAACGAGCAGGTTAAACAAAGTAAAGAGAAAGCTAATCCGGCTTCTCGATTGCCGATTCCTGGACCTGGGCGGCCGAAGGGATCAAAAGACAAGATTTCTAAAAACATCAAAAATAACTTTGAGGCTGTTTTTGAGAAGCTTGGGGGGATTGACGGTTTTTATGCCTGGGCAAAGAAGCCAGGGAATCAGGGGCATTTTTATCAGATGTATTCAAAGATGTTGCCCTCCAATGTGGACGTCACCTCAAAAGAAGGAATTAAGTTTATTGTGGTTTATGACAAAAATGCAAAAGAATAATGCAAGTTGAAACACATACAAGAGAAGAGATAGTCAGGCTCCCCTATGAGCTCTTGGCCTGGCAGTTAAGGGTTAAGTCTGACCCTCACCGCTTTAAGGCGATCCCTGCGGGCAGGCGATCAGGAAAAACACATCTGCTCTGCGATCTACTTATTGAGGCTGCTCTCACATACGCTGCCGGGCTCCCCTGCTGGTATGTTGCGCCCACATATGGCATGGCGAAAGATATTGCCTGGTCGTTGCTTAAAGATTTTACGCGGGATTTTTACAGGGCCGGACTTGTGCTTCGATATTATGAGACAGAATTGCGGATTGATTTTCTCAATGGTGCATCTATCCACCTCAAGGGTGCTGATAATCAGGACTCGCTCCGTGGCCGAGGGCTTGGATTTCTCGGCATAGACGAGATTGCGCTCATGCATAAAGATGTGTGGCTTAAGGTGCTGCGCCCCGCAACCTCAGATCACCAGGCTCCGGTTGTCTTTATCGGGACACCCAAGGGATACAACTATTTTCATGACCTCTGCGAGATGGAAAATAGAGACCCGGCACAATGGAAGAAGTTTCACATTAAAACCTCTGAGGCTGGAACAATATCTCTAAAAGAAATAGAACAGGCAAGGCGTGATCTTGATGAGCAATCGTTCCGTCAGGAATACGAGGCATCATTTGAGACGTTCGCAGGCCAGATATTTCGATGGGATGAGGTTGAATTACCGACAAATGGCTTTAAATTCGATGAAATTATCTATGGGGGTGACTTTGGATATTCTGTTGACCCAGCATTTGTAGGGCGCCTATATCGCAAATCAAATGAATGGTGGGTACAAGAGCTTATTTATGAAACAGGGCTTACGAATCAGGCGCTTGCCCGGGAAATGAAAAGACATGGAATTCAACCATATGATGAATGTTATTTCGACTCAGCTGAACCGAAATCTATAGACGAGATGACTATAGAAGGGCTAAACATTAAACCATCTTTAAAGGGGCCAGATAGCGTTAGGGCTGGGATCGATTTCTTGAAGAGCCTGATAATCCATATTGTTAAGGGGTCCCATAATATAAAACGAGAACATGATTCTTATTGCTGGAAGCAGGATAAGTCAGGGGCTAATTTGCCCGAGCCGGTCAAGTTTAACGACCATGCTATGAGTGGCATTCGGTATGGGATTTATTCGCACTGCAAGCGTGCTGGAGTAGGCGCCGGCACTCTGCCATATTCCGTTTATCCTGATTAAGGTGAGAATAATATGAGCATATTAGACATATTTGCGAAACCCGCACAGATACAGGAGATGAAGAAACAGACTGGTCTGCTCGAATTGCAGCTCAAGGAATTGAGGGTCCACCACAATGAAGTTCAGGAAACGCTGGTCAAGGATATTCTCACGCTTACCGAAATGCAGAGCTCGGTTCGGGGGAACGATTATCAGACCTATGAGAGTGCAGTTGAGGCGATATCTAATAAATATAATTGCTATGCTGATTGGGGTTGCTTGCATACGGGCATTATCGTCGACTTGCGGGCGGCCTTTATTCTTGGCGAGGGGGTTAAGATTTCTCATAACGCGGAAACCAGGGACGAAGCCGAGCGTGAGCTTCAATGGACAGAAGACTTCTTTTCCTGGAATGACTTCGATGCGGAGGTAGCCCAGGAGATGGCGAAAGAGGCAGAGATAGAGGGGAAGGTTGCGATCAAGATGATTTATGAGCCCGTAGAATATGGGACAGACCCGGCGGCACAAGACGAACCTTGGCCCGGGATGGTGTCTGCCCGGTTCATTCCCTGGACTTCCAAAAAATACGAGATCGAGGCTGATCCGCAGGATTACAGCTATTATACAAAAATGTCTTGGGGGGCGGGGGCAAATCGTGAAGCGGGGCAATTAAACGAAAATGAGTTCGTTTACAAGAAATTCGGTGGACGGATAAATAACCCCAATGAAGCGCAACCGAAGGTTATGCGTTGCCTGACACAGATAGACAGGCTTGATAAAGCATTGCGGGATTTGCGGGAGATAAATCACCTCTATGCAGCTCCCACGCCGGACTTCGAGATTCCTGCAGATTCACCAGGCGCCAGCAAACAGGTCGATGATCTTTTGAAGAAACTGACGGATATTAACTGGAAGATTGGCAAAGTGTTGGTTCATACGGGAACATTTACGATGAAGGGCACAGACCCCGGGGGCACCGATAACCTCATTAAAGAAATTGAAGTACTCCTAAAGATGATATCGGGGACAACGGGCATTCCCATTCATTTCCTTGGTTTGCTCGATTTACTCAGTAACAGGGCAACGGGCGATAACACGAGAGAACTCGTTATGGCTGCCACAGCCAGGGATCGGATGGTTTGGAAGGGAGTATACGAGGAGCTTATCACAAAATCTATAGAAATGTTCAATTACAATAATTATCGGCAGATGTCTCAAGGGAAGCTCGACCCGACGAGGATTAAAGTCGATATTCCGATGATTACGCAGGAGTATTGGGACAGGATAGAGAAGGTGCTTATCCCGGCATCAATGGGGGGAATTATCAGCAAGGAACATACCGCCTCACAGATTCCGGGCGTGGACATGGATGCAGAAGCGGAGAGGAGAATAGAGAGAGAAAAGGAAGAGGCGAAACAGGCAAAACAGGAGATGGATTATTGGAGGACCCAGGCAGCAACTCAAACCCAGGAACCCCCATCTAGAAAATATGAAGCATTTTTAAGCGATACGCCATACGTATCTACTATTGAAATTCCAATCAGCGTAGGCGTGAAAATACCAAAAGAAATAAAAGAAGAAAGCGAGGAAGAAAAACAAAATAAATTAGCACAAAAATTAGGCGGGAAACATCATGACCAAAAAATCAAATACGGGGAATAAGGCATTGGGAAAGAACGTTTCTAATTGTTGTGGGGCGAAAATGTATGAGAGCCGCCCTATTGTGAAAGAGGGACGATGGGTGGCCCATTATTTTGTATGTAAAAAATGTCAAAATCTTTGTACGCCTGAAGAAAAAAATGCACAAGTTTAATGATGATACAGAGCGGACAACTCGGCATAAAGGCAAGGCAGACTGTAAACATACCATGTCCGAGATGCGGAGCGAAAACGATGGATGTCCGCAAGGCTTGCTGTGGAGACCGGAGGCGGGGGATTACGGCCATAAGGAAATGTATGAAGTGCAAATATAGGGTGCCAATAAAATGAGCAAAGAAATCTTTACGACATGTCCAAATTGCCAAAATCGCATGAGGCTAGAATTTGTTCGTGACATTGAAGATGGCAACGCGGATTTTTTTAACCAAATAAAAGTAGCAGAAGAATACGAAGGCAAGTGCTTGCTTTGTTCTTTAGAAATGAGGGTTCGAAAACCAATAAAATGAAATATATCATAGCCATCATAGCGGTTGAAGCGATTGTGAAGATATGGCTTGAGTCTGCGCTGTTCGATAAGCCGCGTGTGTGGATAGGCGTGAAAAGCGACATTCTGGGCGAATTTGTCACCTGTGGCTGGTGTTTGAGCGTATGGGTAGCAGGGGTTGCCTTTGTTTTTGTCTGTATCGGCCTCTGGTGGCTTTTTATAC